CTTCGTGGTTGGTTACTTCAAGGGTTAATTGCATGTGTGCCTTCTTTCGTGTCGGGCCGATTGTTCGGCGCTAATTATGCAACGCTGTACTGGCCGCCGACAAACGTGATGTCTACGGTGCTAAGTTCCCCGAGGGCCGCGTTTACGACAGGCATTTCAAGCAACGCGCAATTTGTCAACGTGAAAAGTTCACCTGCGGCGTCAACTACGACGGTGATGTCGTCGTTGCCAACAAGTGCGGCCAACGTTGCGTAGGTCTCGCTTGCTGCGTAGGACTGGTAAAGGGTAAGGGTAACTTCGTGGTTGCCCAATCCTGCTTGGTACTGGCGCGACGTCTGACCGAAAGTCGTGTATTCCAACTGGTCAAAACGGTGCGTAAATACGGCGGCGGTGCATTGGTCGGTAAGCGAAACGCTGTTTACCGAAACGCCCGGGGTTGCGAGGTAGGTGCTAGTTGCCATGGTGTTTAACTCTCTTTCGTTGCTTTCTTATTTTTAGCACTTTTTTTTGGTGCGGGTGTGGATACTTCGTCGGGTTGCTGGTCGTTTACTTCGGCAATAAAACCGCCCCACAATAAGGCTGGTATGTTTGTGCCCGGCTTCGGTTCGTACTCTGTGCCAACCTCACCTATTCGAGGGCTTTTAATGATGTAGTACATAGTCACCTAACTTGTTTGGGCTTGCATTTCAATTGTGAGATCATACGCGGCTAATTCGCTACCGCCGATTATGGCAATAGTTGGGCGGCCGTTCGTTACCGCCACGTTTTTGCCTAACACTTTTGCCGCCATGTTCATTAGCGAACGTTGCGCGTCAAGGTTGCCAGGGCCAAGGGTAATTAGGCGCACGGGAAACGTGATTTTTACAATGTTGTAGTTAAACGCTTCAAACGACGGGGCGTCAATAAAAGCGCATGGGGGCACAATGTTGCGCGGGTCGTTAACCACTTGCAAGCCTGTAACGGTCTGTAACGTGGCTGTAAGGTCGTCTAAGGCCTCGTTAAATAGGTCGGTGTATGCAACAGGCATTAAAACACCGCGGGCCTGTCAATGCCCAACAATTGCTTAATCATTGGGCTAAGACCCATAGACCCGCCAGCGGCTAAACCGTCAAACCCTGCAAAGTCGGTTACTGCACCGCGTTGACGGTACAAAAAGCCGGCATAAGCCACCGTGCCCAAAGTGACCGACGCATTAGGAACCGTGGTAAGGCTGTCTTTGTAGCCTGCTTCAAGCCTTCGGCGGTAGCAAAATTCGTTGGCAGCCAAACGGCTTTGGGTAATAAACGTTTGATCGGCAGCGGTTGCTGTTCCTATTCCTAACCAATCCTCGACTTGGCTATCGGCGGTTATCCATGTGCAAGTAGGTGTTGTTGTAAGGGTGCCAGTAGCCGGGCTAATAATGACATTGTCCGCGGTCTTAGCAAACAACACTTGGTGTTGGATTGGTTGCTCGGGGTCATACAAAAAGAACCCGTATTCGTCAACGCCTAAAAACCGAAACGGTGGTAGCGCGTGGACTATGTAAGAACCGTTAAAGGTTGCGTCTACACCCGCAAGGGTAAAAGACTGACCAACCTCTAACGGGTCTGCGTTTGTAAGTAGTACGACAACCGCGTAGTTGTCAACTATGTACTTTTGTGAGACCGAATAGACGGCCATGACGGCCTACCTTTCGGAAATTATGACTTAAGAAGTTTTACAAACTTGGTTGCGTCTGCCATGAACGCGGCTGCGTAGCCACGGAAAGCAATCGTTCGGCCAAGGGTGCTTGGTACGTCAATTGAAATGGCGCCCTTTTGCTGTTCGTAGAATTCGAAGCCTGCTGCTGCGCCTGCTGCATGTCCTACGACACCTTGCAAATCGCCTGCACCGGTTCCGCCAGCCATGTTCTTGTCAACTACAAGGACGAGACCCAATGGGTTGCCGTTCCATGATGTTGCAGCCGAATTGCCGAACGCGTTTTGACCAATAAGGTTTGGTGCGCCGACGTATGGGAATACTGGCTGGCCCGTTGACGTGGTGAGCATGCCCAATTTCGCCCATGTGATCGGGCTGACAAAATAATGGGTTGGTAGGTAGTTGCTGCTGTTGCTGATTTGGTATGCAGCGCCGTAGATCGCTTCAATGAAGTCGGCTGGCGATGACAAGTCAACAACGGTTTCGGATTGTGTTACACCGCTAACCATGGTATCAACTGCGTAGTTGTCCGTGGCCTGTCCGTAGGCGATTGCTAACTGATTGATGACGATGTTGAGCGAATTTGGGTCTGTCCAGTCGAGGTCTTGTTCCGACAAAGTAACGTAGGTTCCAAAAGTCAATTTTGAAATGTCGTTGTTTGTAACGGTAACGGTTGACGGGTCAAGCGCTGTCAACTGGCCTGTTGGCTGCTGGGTTACTACTGGCCTTGTCCCGATTTTTGGACGGCGGAACGTGGCGCCACTCTGTGGCATTGCCCTTGTGCCGATTGCACTGACAAACGGCCTGACAGGGTTTAGCGAATCGTAGACACTGCCGGTGATGATTTCTGGCAAAATTCCTGGGGTCGATTCGGTGTTGATGTCTGGCGCAACGCCCGGTGCTGCTTGCACCATTGCGCTGTTGATGTTTGCGTTTAGTTGTGCAAAGTCTGCACCACCGCGCACAAATGAAGCGATGTATTCGCTAGGTGATGGCAAGCGCAACTTGCGGGCTTGTGCGTAAATCGGTTGCACGGCTGACGCTTCAATTACTGCTGGTGCTTCAATTTCGTTTGACATTTCGGTTACTTCCTTTTCTTGGTCTTGTTCTTTATTTAACTCTACTTCGGGTTCGTTTTGGTGGATACTGGCAGCGACGCGTTCTACCTTTGCGGCCTCAAATGCGCCATAGGGCAGAAGCGATAATTCTTGCCAGTCAGCCTTGCTAACGATCATGGTTCCGGCTTCGTCGAAACTAAATTCGACTGGTTGCACCCCAACGGAAAGGCTGTCTAAAACGCCGTCTTTTGCTAGTTGCAAACTTTCGTTACCTAAAACGGTTTCGCTAATTTTGGCTTCAAACATTACAAAGTTGCCTACTTCGGTGCGTTCGGTGACTACGCCGATTGGCTGGGTGCTGTCGTGGTAAAGGTACATTTTTGGTTTTTTACCTTCAAGCGGTAGCGAGCCGGGCAAAAACCTAACCATTTGGCCGTCGGAAACTACGGCGTCAACGTTGTATTCGAGTGCGACGCCAGCAAGGGTGCGACGTGGCAGCGCGTCACCTTTTGCGGCGTCTAAATTTAATTCTTGTGGGGTCAACCTAAGCATTTGCTTGCCTCATTTCCTCGGGCGTTTCCTCGACGTAAACCTCGGTGTTGTATTCGTTTGCTAAGTAACTTTCAATGTCAAACATAACACCGGTGCCACGCGGTAGGACGTTATCCGCGCTAAGTGTTTCTTGTATGCAATCTATGTACGGTTTTACGCCGAACGTGTAAAGGTCTCGCGACGCTTCGCTACTTGAAACGTAACTGTAATTTCCAATGCTCACGGAAACGAGGTACGCGGGGACGTTTGCGAGCCTTGCGATCTCTTTCGACTGGTATTCGGCAGCGTCAATTAAAAGCATTTTGTCGGGTGTTGCGGTGTTTGGGATTACCTCTACAAATTCGTTTACCGCACACGTGGCTGAATTCAATCTTGCGTGATCGTAGGCCGCGGCCAAATCCTGCAACTCGACGGCACTCATGGGCTCGCCGCCCACCTGCCGCAAGGTCGTGGCTGGCTGGGTTGACAAACTGTTTCGGTTGCGGGCCTGTTCCAACTTAAGCGCGGTGTTAATTGACGTGTAACCAGTGTAAATAAGGCCTTGTACCGGTGACATAAATTGAATTACGTCTTTGTAGTCAATTGGTAAACCGTTAAACAAAATTTGTTTTGATGGGCCGAACCTGACCGCGGACTGCTGATCTTGCAGGGTAATCATTGCGGCAGGTAGACGCGTAAAGTTCATTGGGTAGCCGTCAGCGCTACGTTCCGTGACAAACCAGTAGGCCGAACCGTAAAACAGCAAGTCGTCAAAAGTCCATGAAAGTATGAAGTTATTCGTTACGCCTTTGTCAATGCGACGCAACCAACTACGCGGCGCCTCGGGTACGCGTTCCATTTCGTCGCCGTTCCACATTTCTTTGTACATGACTAATGGCAAACAACCAATAACGCTTGCCATGAGATCGCGGGCGCGGCTTAGCGTTGGTACTTGCATAAAACGGGCGCGTTGATCGCCTTCGACATAGGCATAAAAGTTGTTAATTTGTGACGCGCCAGCGTTGCCACCGGCAGCGGCTTTAACGGTTTTTGCTGGTTCGGGTTTGCTTGTAAAAATGCCCATGTTTTTAGTTTGTCACAATCTGTTGGTTTTTGGTGGCACTAGCCAGCGCCGACAATCCCCGACGGAAAGCGAGCCAACTAGTGCCAAAACAACTTTACTGTAAACCGCTAACGATTACGGGTTTGCCAATGAGTTGTGGGCGTGACGCCAGCGCGGCCGCCCAAATCATGCAACGACACGCTTCGATTGGTCCGGGTGAACGTGTGCTTGATACCGCAACGCTGCCTTGGTGTTTGATTAAAACGGCGCGGTTTACATGACTGTTTAACAAGTTTTCGTTGTTGTGGGTTATGCGGTTTTCTAAGATCATGGCCCTAACCGCGCTAGTCCATTTTAACAATTCTTTGTAGCCAACTATTGTGCGCCGGCGTTCGTGTTGTGGCGGGCAATGGTTTTCTAATGCTGGCACTATGGCAAGCCGTAGGTTTGGGTTTAGCGTTATTTCGGTTTCTACCTTGGCCCATAGTTCGGCAATGGTTCGCGCCACAAACGCTATTTTTACATGGGTTTTGTTGCCTACTTGTACTGCACGTACCGCTGTATAGGTGCTTTCGTCTACGGCTATTTCAATTGCTAACACCCCGCCCGGTGGCGCTGGTTGGTCGGTTGCTAATGCCTCAAATACGCCCGGCTCTAACCATGCTGCCGTGCTGGCCTGCCATAGGTTTACCGACGCACGTAGAAACGCTATGCGGTTCGGGCTTTCGGCTTCGGAATGAATTGTTTTTAGGTCAAGTGTGTGCCCTAATGCTGGGTTGGCGTAAGCCCATGCTTCGGGTGTCATTGGGTCAATTGTTGGCGGGCTGTATTCGGCAAAGTAAAGGCTGGTTTGTTCGCCGCTGTCAATTGCGCGTAACCCTTGGTCTCGCCAGCGAAGCATGGCCGTAGATTCTTGCGTTCCCGCTGTTGACGTCATAAG